AGCTGTATCTGTTAAACGACAATTATACTTAATCCATTTTAAATCTATAACTGTATCTGGTAGATTCATATGAGTAGGTCTATCTGTTGTACCACTTGTAAACATTCTAAACATTTCATATAAGAAAGGAAAGTCTCTTCCATCAATAATGTTATAATATGCTGTTTTAATTATTTGTGCTATTTGTAAAGACTCAGAAGTAGTAGCAATAGAATTTACCTCATCTGAATCCATGTCAGATAAGATGTCTTGGGTCATTTCAAGTAGTGTCATTTTAGCCATAATTTATCCTATGTAGCAGTTAATGTTAAACCTACTTTTTGAAATATCATATCACCACTTGCTCCTGTATTGTGAGCATAGATTTCAAAGTAGTCATTAGTAGCAGCGTTATAAAAACATGAACCTGAAGCTTGAGTTACATCGCTTGTAACACAAGTTGCTAATACTTGAGAACCAGCTATAACAGTTCCATTTCTATGTACTGCAAATGTTATCTCTCTATCTGCTCCTGCAGCTTGTTTTAAAGATACATCAAAATTAAGATTAACTACTGTTGTAAGACTACCAGTATATGTTAGTCTTGCTGATGTTGCTTCAGTAACTAGACTACCTAGTCCAGAAGCTATTGTTGTTGGTGCTACTTTAGCAGTAGAACTACTATGTGCTAAAGTGTAAGGAGAAGCTATATTATAAAAATAGAATTTTCCTTTGGGTAAAGCCATAGTGCTTGTAGTCAGTGTTGACCAAGCTCCTGAAGCTGAACCATTAGCAACATAAACTTTATTGGCAGCAGCAGCAGCCACACCTTTGGGCTCATGCAAGTCAGTGCCAGTAATTAATTTATGTTGAATTGTCATTTTATTTCCTTGTATTAAATTAGGTGAGAGAAGGTACTCCCGTGAAAGAGTACCCTCATCTCAGGGTATTACTTAGTTATTTACTTATTATATTGATAAGCTACAACTAATTCAAACTCTCCTGCTGTTAAAGCTCCACCAACAGTAGCAACTGTTACTTCACATGCTGCTGCTCCAATAGTTTTACCTATTAAAGCACCTGCACCTGCTGTACGAGTTCCCTTAGTAGTAATAGCAGCATTAGTAAACTGAGTTACTGAACCAAGTCCATCAAGGTCAACAACTACACCTGCAGTAGTCGTTAAACCAATATTGAAGGCTGTAGATGAGCCAGCTGCTCCTGCTACTAAAGTTCGTAGATGAGCATGTAAAACTGTTGTATTAGCTGGAAGTTGCATTTCTAAATTACTTGCAGTATACAGCGGTAATTTATTATAATCAAATGTCCAACTAGCTTCTTTTATTTTACCAACTGAGTTGTCTTGCCCACCATACTGACCATCAGTACCTCGAGGACCATAATGGTTGGCTACGCCTCTTTTTGTTCCGATTTCAAATCCCATATAGTTCTCCTTAATAGTTCGTAGGATGTGTAAGAATCACACCAAGAGTATCAACTCTTTGTGCACCAAATCCGAATCTAGAAGTAACTTGATATTTATCAGCTCTTTCTTCTTCGGCTCTCCAACCTTCTGTAGCAGGAGCTCGTCTCCAAGCATGCATTACAGGTTTACATGAATCATCAGCAACACACATAAATACATTGACTTTATCGCCAATAGCTGCTGTTTCAGATGTAAGACCATAACCAGAAGCATTAATAGCTTCAGTTGCAGTCAATGTAGGTAGAAAGTTAGAAGTATATATATCCCAACCAAATACATTCTTAACGAATTTATGGTCACGAGCAAATCCTTCTGTTACTATACCTTCAAAGTGAGGGTTACTATCTACTGACACTAAGTTAGTAAGGCTGTTTAAAGTAGCCTCAACAACTGGGTCAACGATAGCAATTCGTCCACCTGCAGGTGCATTTGCTTTATCAAAAGCTAGTTTCATAGATATAAAATCTTGAAGTCTAACTGTTCGAGCATTCCCTGCAGCAGAACCTACCCATCGATGTGGTCTATTATTAATTAAATTAAGACCTGGTGTACCACCTGCTTTAGATTGAGCAGCGTCTGCTGTTGCTAGCAAACGAGTTTCATGGTTTTCACCAAGAGCTCGTGTTGATTCCATAGCTCTCATAGCCATTAGAGTATCAACTTGAGAACCATCTTCACGAAGGTCATCAGATACTTTCCAAGCATCACCAATGTAATCAGTAATTGCTAGGTTAATTGTACCTGTATCAATGTTTGTAAAGTTTAGTGGTGTATCTTCAGCTGCATCTTGAAGAGTAACTGTACCAACTGTTTTAATGTTTAATGTTGTGCCTGAACCAAAGTCAGATACATCACGATACATACCTTCTGGAAGAAGGAAGTCATGTAAGTTATCAAGAATAAACTGAGAATACTGTTGAGCCTCAATAAAGGCTGTAGTATTGCTAGTTAATTGCGACATTTAAGTCTCCTTATATTACGAGTTTATGAATTTACTTTTTGACCTGCATTTTTCCATGCTCTAACTAAATCTTTAGTACTTGCACCTATTGGTACTCTAGCTGATAAATTACTATCAGAAGGAGTAGCAGATAAAGCTTGAGTATTTACAGAACCAGGTGTAGTAGTAGTTGTCGCTACTTTAACATCTGTTAGTCCTGCTAGTTTTAGTACAGCATTTGGAGAAGTTGCAGCCAAATTATGTAATTGTTGAACATCTAATCCACTTTCTATAGCAATTTGATTATAAGCACTTTCAGCATTAGCTCCAAACTTCATAGTAAACTTTTCAGCAACTATTTTAGCATTGGCTCTAGCACTTTGAGCATTCTCTCTCTTGTCTATAGTACTTTGAACTAGTTGTTCTAAGGTATCTTGATTAACATCAACACTCTGAGTGGTATTCTCAACTGGTTGTGTACCAGACTTTATTTCATCTAAAAGTTCTTGAGCTGTTTTCCGCTTAGTTAGTTCTTCTTTTACTTCAGCTAATTCAGACTCTAAAGTTTGAATATGTTGTTGTGCATGAGGAACTGCTTTAAGAGCATCTTCAGGACTCCTGTACTTTTTACCTTCACCTACAAACTCTTGAGCCTCTGTCGGAATTTCAAATGCTTTAGGTGGAGTATCTTTCTGTGTTGCTTCGTTGGTACTCTGCACTACAGGTTGTTCGGTTGTTTCTTGAACTACTTCGTTATTTGTTTCTTCACTCATTTCTTATCTCCTGGGTCAGGTATAAGATTTAAAACTTTAGTAAACGCTTTTTGTAGTCCAAGATTGAAAGCTTGTTGTTCAGACCATGAAGGATTAGTAAAATTTTCTTCATCCATACATTTTCTTTGTGACAATTCAATCTGTTCTTTAAAATACTTATTCAGTTCTTCAAAGACTTGTTTCTTGGTCAGACTCTGAGCCTTTTCTGATTTTAAATCCATAGTTAATATTACTTTCTTTAATTAAAAATACTATTAAATAATAACTTACTTAGTTAATAATACTACTATTATAGCATACTTTTCTTGAAAAGTCAAGGAATATCTTAGATTTCTTCAGGAGGCATATCTTCAGGATTACCTCCCATAGCTTCTTGAGGATTTCCTTGTAAAGCTTGCTCTTGTTGCATAAGCATTTGCTCTTCCATTCCTGGAGCAGATTGCTCTGCTTGCATTGACTGTTGCACTTGTTGCTGTAACTTAGCAGTTTCTGCTTGTTCAAATATTGCAGCATTATCTTTAATAAATTGATACTGTTCAAAGCCCATATATTCTTCTACCATACCTGCTAGTCTCTTAGCAGAAATATGAGGAGCTATCATTTGTCCCATAGGACTATTAAATAAACCCATCATGTTCTGGATAAGCTGTGCTCTAGCAGCGTAGTGTCTTGCTCCAATAGGTCTTAATTTACCTCTAGCTGTTATGTCATCTTTAGTAATTGATATAAAGTCTGCTACACCTAAGTCATCATCCATAGTTCTAGCAACTTCAGCTACATCCATATTTCTCTTAGAAAACTCTAACATTGTATTAAGAATAGGTTCTAAAAATTCTATTTCAAATCTATTAACTTTGTGTTGGAAAATTCTACCTGCTGCATTCTGTAATGATTGAACTTCAAAAGCAGTCTTTTCACCAGGAGAACGAATACCCATAGCTTCTCTTGGAGCTCCTGCCATCTCTTCCATTTGATTTAATAACACTTGTATTTCATTATTTACTTGGAAAGCTGCAGGATTAGGAGGCATCATAGTTACATCTCCATCTTCTGGAATATGTATAGTTGCTTCTGGATGCCATTCAAAAGGTTCTACATCACCCTTAATTTTTAATGGTGGATGTATTGTTAAGTCTAAAGCGTCTGCTTTAAGATTTTCTAGATGGTCTACACGATACTGCATACCTACTAGGTTATCTAGCGGACCCATGGCATATAAGTTATCAGGTCTGCTTCTCCATCCTACATGGTGTTTATTATCTCTACCTAAGTAAGAAGGATTTGGGTCATTCCTAATAACATAACTTCTATCAATAATTGTTATAATTCTTTTTTCTAATAGTTTATCATTAACTTCATCATATATATCACCTTCAAATTCTATAATTTCTACCATTCCAGATTGATAATATTCTTGCAATGAACCAAAACCATCTACTAAGAATGCTTCAGCTTTATTAACATCTTCTATTCTGAAAGAACTAATAGTTTTACGAAACTCTGTTGCTTTTTTAAACATAGATTTATCATAGTTTAAATCAGGTCTTTGTTCCATATCTTTTTTAAGTTCTCCTAAAGTTTTAACATACCTTGTAAACTTAGGAGTTTCAGCAAAAGTAGCTGCTGTTGGGTTAAATATAATATCAAATGGAGAAATTCTTCTTAATTTAGGACCTCTATATGTTGAAACTTCTTCTTCAGTAAAAGAATCTATATGTTTTTCATCTACATAAGTAACTTCACTAAAAGCATTACCATAATCAATATAGTCAAATACAAGGTCTGAAACTGTTTCTCTAAATCCTGACTCTCTAATTTTGGTTTGTAGATAGGCTTCAATTGCTTTTCGTTTTTTAACTGTAGAATCTTTATAATTAAACCCTTCCCATTTCATCCAATTATCATTTGGAAATAAAGCATCCATATAATTGGCATGTAGATTATCTCTAATCTGAGTTAGTTTAGGTACAGTAGTTTTATTTTTCCAAGGTAACTTAGAATTAGAAGTTTTAGTAGTATCAGTAGCAAATAAATAGTTTCTTAACTCTCTCCATTCTCCTTCTTTAGGTTGTCTTTGAGTCCACCATCGATTATATAAACCAGTAAGCTGACGAGCCATACCATTTCTTTCTTCAAATAATTCTCTAATTTGTGCTACAGTTCCAGCCATTATATTTTCCTTATAGTGTTAATATGACATTCCACCAAAACGAGAATGAGTCATTATATTTTTTCCTATACTAAATGCACCTGCTCTTCTTTGTTTAGGAATAATTGCAATATTAATTGCATTAGATAAAGCATCTTTTATATCATCATGTGGTGGATGAACCATTACTAGTTCTTCTTCTAGTGATTGACAATTGCCACCTTTATAATGCCATACTTGTAAGTTATCATATTTAGGTTCTAATACAGAACTTACTCTTTCAAACTTATCTCCTAGACTCCTAGTAGGTCTAAATTCATCTATTGATAAAGGTATTCCATTAGGTTTAAGATAGCTTTCTTTTAGTTCTCTAACAATTGTTTGTTGTGCTACTGTAGTTTCTGCTCGTAGTTTTCTAAATCCCCACTTTTCCCAAGCAGTAAGAATATGTTGATAGTAGTCTACAATTCTTTCTGTCTTAAATCTATCTATATCTAGTATATAAAAGTTACCTTGATGGTCTACTCCTATAGTTACTAGTGCAGTATAATCTGCTTTTTTTCTTAAAGAGAATGCAAAATCGATAGCCGCATATACATTAAGTTTTCTATCTTTAAAATACCAATCACCTTCATGATTTATTAGAACAGACTTCTCATAGTATTGAAAGTTTTCTGCTTTAATTCTAGCAGTCTCTGTATTATTTGGGTTATTATAATACTGAGCATAGAACTGAGTAGAGTCTACATACTTAGCTTTTATTCTAGCTAGTTCTCTAGAATCAAACCCAAACTTTTTACCATCTGCTCTTGTCTTTTTAGCCCAAAGAAACTCTCCATCTGTTTCTACTACTCTTTGAAAAAGTTCATAGACTTCTTCTTCTGTTTCTAAATCTCCACCATCATCATAGTGTTGTTCTTTCATATTAATCATTGTATCGTATATATCACGAGGATGATACCTAGTTCCTACAACCCATTCCTGTGCTCCTGGATTCTCAATAGAAGCTAACTGAGAGTAAGCACTAGAAACCTTTTCTCTACCCTCATTTGTATAAGCATTTCCTGGTACTACAATATCATCAAGTACAACAATATCTGCATGAAATCCTGTAGTATTACTAGTGAGACCTACAGCTTTACAAGTAGCATCTCTTATACCTTCTAATTTTCGTTGAGGATGGTCTACTGATATTTCAGCTACTGCCCATTTTTCTCGTTTACCTTCTTCTGGGTGAATCATATCTGCCCAGTATCTACGATAGATTGGTGAATCTATTATCTGTTTTATTGCATATAATTGTTTCTCTGCTAAGTCAGCTGTAGCCGATACATAAAGAACTGTAGTCTCAGGATGTTTAGTTATCCACCAAGCAGTTCTATAAGCAGCTAATTTACTCTTCATGTGTCCACGAGGAAGTAATACTAATTGATTTTCTTTTGCCTCTTGTCTGCTCCACCAAGATATAAGTTCTTCATGGATAGCTCCAAATAATATATGAGGAGCAACTAACTTTATAAATGTAAGTAAGTCTCCTTCTGCAGCATTTCTTATTTCTTCTATTTTAGTCATTAAGATTTTTTATGTCTTTGACAGAAGTTTCGAGCTGCTTCTACAGAACCAAATCCCCATACTTTTAAAGCCAGTGCTTTTCTAGTAGGCTTACCT